TTATATGGGGAACAAAGCACACTATTACAAGATTGGCTGACAACAGACAAGCATTGTATAAACATAGTTCCTGCAGGTAGTGGTAAAACATTTCTAGCAAGTATAGCATTGCCTATATTTGCTAGCGATAAACGTTATCATAAGGGCAAAGATATCATATACAGCGCACCTACTGGTAATATGATCAAGAGTTTGATATGGGAACCACTAAAAAAGAGTGCAATCAATCATTATAATCTAAAAGATGGCATAGACATAAACAATAGTGATATGACCATAAAGTTTCCTAATGGCATATACATTAGATGTAAGAGTGCAGAACAGCGTGAGAATCTACGTGGTCTAAACGTAGGCGTATGGGTAGCAGACGAAGCAGCGTTATATAATTCAGATACATTACAAGAAATCACCAATCGATTACGTCCAAGCGTTGGTCAACCTGATACTGCTGGTAGATTGATTGTAATCAGCACACCACATGGTACAGGACCATTATATGAATTGTTCAAGTTAGCATTAGACAGTGACAAGTACATAGTCAGACATTACAACTATGAACAGATGCGCAGTGGTAATCGACAGTTCATTGAAGAACAAAAGAAGTTACTAAGTCCGCTAAAGTTTGCACAAGATTATTTGTGTAGTTGGGAAAGTGTTGCTGATCAATTTTTCTATACATTTGACAAACACAAACATACTACTGACAATATTGTAGATAGAGGTGGTGATCTATACCATTTTGCGGACTTCAACAAACGTGTAATGTGTGCTATTGTTGCGCAAGTTGGTAAAGACAAATTAGAAGTACTCAAAAGTTATGCCATACCTGACTGTAGCACAGAAGGTATCGCAGAAGCCATACGTATTGATTTTCCAAAACGTAGAATCTATAGCGTGATAGACATGTCAGGTACACAAGTGAATCGTGACACTACAAGTCCATTCGGTATCACAGATCGTATCATACTTGAGAAATATGGTTTCACTATCGTCAATAGTCGTAAGAGCAATCCATTGATTAGCGATACAGATAACACAGTCAATGCCTTCATCAATAGAGGTGGATTGTTTGTAAAAAGTGATGACAAATTATTGTTAGAAGCATTGAGTACATACCATTTCGAAGATGGTAGTCGTAAACGATTAGTCAAATATACCGAACAAAAATATGCACACATAGATGGTCTTGGTGACTGTTTGCGTTATGGTATACATCACTTGTTCCCAATAACACATGATCAAACTATAAAAGAATTTGTTGGTATGGATCAAAGATATATGCAAATACCAGGACAAGAATACATGCCTGAGAGTCCATTATATCCAGGTGGACCAACATGGGAAGAAATCGTCAATGGTGATGAAAATGTACCAGACCATATGGTGTACTAAATACAAGTATGAGTAGATTTATAAACAGATATACACCTGTACATGAACGTGTATTAGAACGCACAAAGATACCAAAAGATAAAAGTAAATGCTGGGTATGGACCGGCCCAGTGAACAATGCAGGATTCGGTTTGATCAAAGGTGATACACGATTAGGCGATGCAAAGATGGTAACAGTACATCGTGCAATGGCAAGACATAAAGGCTTACAAATAAAATGGAAAGAAGTACAACATACATGCCTAAACAAGTTATGTGTGAATCCTGATCATTTAGTATTAGGCAATGCTAAGACTAGACATCAACGTATTGCAGAGAAACATGGCAAATCTTTTATGAAGCCAAAGATTCCTTATGTCACTTGTGAACATTGTAATGTATCAACACATGTTGTATGGTTCAGTCGTATGCACAAAGACTGCAATGACTTTACATGTAAAAAGGTATTGTGAAGTATAAATACATGACATATATGGAGAAACGCCATGGATTTTGACATGATGGTTGAAATGTACGCCATAAGCAAATTTTATATTCCACAAGATGACCATTATGATCTTGCCAAAGACGTAGTAAGATATCTTACTGATATGGGACATAGCACTAGTGAAATTGATCGTGCCTTTGGTGAATTTCCAGAAGTCATGAGAGCATTGGATGAGTTTAGTGTTTATACACAAGAAACTGAAGATGTCATGGATATGGATGTCGAAGAATATGTCGAGATGGAAAAAGAAGAATATGTCGATGAAAAATTCGGCGGCGATTATTACGAATATCTTGACGAAGAATAATCGCTAGGAATACCATATGAACGCACAAGACCTTATACACAAGAATCCAATATACAACGCAATTTATGAACAGATGCTAGGATATCAATATGCATATCTTGGTGGATATGTTTTCAAAACATATGTTCGTAAGAAACGCCCAAGTGAAGATAGCAACCTTTATCTTGATCTAGTACAAAACACAGTTGCACAACCAATTTGTAGATACATTGTTGATACTATCAATGATGTATTATTTGAGCCAGGTGTCAAGCGTGAATTGAAATTCTGCACGCCAACAGGTGCTTACATAAATCCTGATAATACAGAGTGGGCACAATTATTTTTATTAGATGCTGATCTAAACAATCGTACATTAGATGGCTTCATGGAACAAGTAGGTGATCTTACTAGCATCTATGGTCATTGTTGGGTATTTGTTGACATGCCAGTACAAGGCGATGCTAACTATGGCAGACCATATGTTGTAGCAGTCAATCCATTGAATGTATGGAACTGGGAATGGGAATGGTTTGGTGGCAAGCCAATGATCAAGCATGTCAAGATATTAGAAGCAGAAGATAAGGATAATTGGTATCTAAAATGTTATCATCTAGGTACAGATGAATATCCAAGTTATTGGGTGAGTTATAAAGTAGGGAAGAATGTCGCTAAAGGCGATGTTGAAGAAATTGGTAGGGGCGAGTACCCACCCGGTATGGCTATTCCCGGCTTTATAGTTTATGGACGCCGTGATCCACGCACAATCGATATAGGTGTAAGTGATATCGATAGCGCAAGTGACGCACAGCGTGAACATTACAAACTAGAATGTGAAGCATATACTTCAATACAGTTTGCCAAGACAATCATTCGTGCAGATAAAGGGGTAGCCATACCTGTACATGCTGGTGCTATAGTTCGTGCAAGTCAAGGACAAGTAGAAACTATTCCTGTAGATACTGGTGATGTTGACAAAGTTACAAGTCGCCAGCGTGAGATACTTGAGAGTATCGAAGGTCTAACAGGATTAGGTGGCTTGCGTAATACAAAGAATCAATTAGCGAGTGGCGTAGCCATCATAGAGGAACGAAAACAATTACATAGACTCGCAAAGAGCAAAGCCCGCTTGATGGAAGTCGCTGAAGAGTTGATATTCACATTTGCCGCACGTTTTATGAATATGCGTTGGGCAGGTGAAGTACATTATAACACTGATTATGAAGCACATGATACTAACTATAGACTAGCATTGATGGGTCAGGCAAAGAATTTAGTACAGAATAATCCTATCATTGATAATTTGATAGCAAAAGAAATTATTGGTATGCTTGCTCCTGCTGAACAGATACCACAATATGAACAAGCATACATCAATACCATAACTGATACACAAGTCAAAGATTTGATGACAAAAGATAACGAACAAGTAATGAGTCGTGATCTTGGTGATCAGATCGTCACACCAGAACAATTTGGTGAGACTGAAGGTATCTATGGTGATGATACAGAATATGACAGCGCCGGCGATGAAGGCGTTGGATATAATGATGAAGGTATAGGTACTCCTGTGACTTATACTGGACAGAGTTATTATACCAATCAAGCGATTGCAAGTCAATTGACTGGTATAAACACAGGAAGATAAAATCGTTTGTTACGTTATAACTATAAAGAGGAAATATGTTAGAAAATAATCTCGATGGCAACGCCACAGCCCCTGACGCAACACAGGATAATGTCGCAACTGATGGTAAAGTAAATGCAGGTGCTATTCGCAAAAGCACTACAAGTTCAATATTGAACGCCTTGTCTCAAGCAAGCGGTCAGAATTTTGAAAGTGTAGAGGCAGCGATTGGTTACATCGCACGTACTGCCAGTCAAAGTACCGGTGGCAACGCACAGCCAGTGGAGTTAGAGCCTGCAATAGAACCACGCATGGGGCGTGATGTAGGTAATGACACTACCGATCTACGTGATCAGTTCATGAAACTTCAACGTGATCTTGCTCAGAAAGAGCGAGCCTTGCGTATGAAAGAATTAGACACTGAAATATTGCGCAACATGGGCGATAGATTCGATAATGATTTACAAGACTATGCATTGCAAAAAATCAAAAGTAATCTACAGTTCAAGCGTGATGGATCATTTGCAATCGTCAATTCTAAGGGACAAGAACGATATGGCATGGACGGTAACCCACTAACAATAAAAGGTTTGATAGAAGAAGTTGCTCAAGGTAACCCTAAGTTGCTCAAGCAAAGTAATTTATCAAACGGTTCTGGATTGCGCCCTGGACAAAGCAATTTCGCTGGTGCGCCATTAGATCAGATTCCTGATTATTCTAAAGATCCTGCTGCTTTCAATGCATGGGCAGCAAAGATGGGTTTAGGTAAAGGAGTAGGATTGAAGGCAACTAACGTAAGTGCAACTGTCTCAACAGCATCTAGAAAGATCGTATAATAGCCAACAATAGGAGATACTAAAATGGCATACGTACTAGGCGGTGGCAATAACGAAGCCGATGGTTTCACAACTGCAATCGCAAATTTCGCTTTACGTGCTATGCACGAAAGCACTGGACTCGTAGAGTTCACACAGGTCGTTGCCCCTAATCAGGGCAATCAATACTTGGTGCCTAACTTTGCACCAATCACATATCAGGACTACAACCCAGCAGGATCAGGCAGTGGCGACGGTTTCGGACCATCACCATTAGCAGTTGAACAAAATCCTTCACTAGGTCAAGGTTCTATTACAGCAACTCCAGCAGTTGCAGCGACGGCGTTCGATAAACTTGCAAGCAATGATGAATTGTTTGCACTTGTCGCCTAATATCGAAAGGTATTATGGAAAAATTCTCTCTGATTGACTTGGAACTCCAGAAGTGGACAACAGGGGGCAAGCAAGTGAAAACTGTGCAGCCTGAACGACTAAGTGAGAGAACATCCCAAGTGGATGATGCGATAGTCTGAACTACCGTATAACAAAAGAAGCGGTAGAGAGAAATCCGAAGAGGTTTCTCCCTTGCGAAAGCAAGCGTAACATGATTGGTATTCTACGCCTGGACAACAAGTTTTGAACTTGCTGCAACATTAGGTGCTGAACTTGGTGAGAGTTATGGTGAAAAGGTTGACATTCGTGTATGCGAAGCCTTCCTATCATTCAAATCAACACCAGGCAACACTAACTATTCACCTGCTCCAGCAGACGGCTTTGCTCGTCCAACACAGTTAGGTGCAATGGAATTGTTAGCAGCCGGTCTTCCTGCTAATACTGCAGGCTGGACACAGGGCTTCACTTCAAACAGCGTACTACAATTAGTACGTAACGTCAAGCAGAATTACAAAGTTGCTCGTCTACCAGGCACACCAATCATCGTATTGGACAGCAATGGTGATGCAGCAGTTGTATCTGCAACTCCTGCAGGACAAGATGGTTCTTCATTGAATCGTATGCTTGCTGAGTTGACTGGTGGTGCTGTTTCTCAGTCAGGTGGTTCAAACCTATCTGCTCTTGGTAATGAATTATTGTCAACTGGACGCATCGAAAGCGTTTATGGTTGCGCAGTAATCTTCACTACATTCTTGCCAGCAGCAAGTCGTCCATTACTAGGTCAAGGTTCACCTAGCCCAGTATTAGTTGGTGGTTACTTCCACGAGACTGCGATCTTCACAGTACTCAAAGAAGGACTACAGATCAAGATGGGTGAGAAGCCAGGCGGACTACAGATGTGGTTGACTGGTCTTGCTTATATGGGTGCCGGTGTAGCCGATCCAAGACGCGGTGGCGCAATCAATATTTGGCAAGCCTAATATTGAATTAGTATAGGAAAATAATAATATGTCAGTCCCCTATCAACGAATTAGCAATGCAACAGTACAGGATATCATATTCTATGATCCTGCTGCTGAAAGGCGCGCTGCGCAAATGCAGGTCAATTGGGATGATTACTTCCATGTAGGAAGTCAAGAGATCCTTTATCAACTTGAGTTTGGTTGGTGGCCAAAGTATTGCGATACGGTGCTAGGGGCAACATATTACACTAATTTACCTAATGGTGCCTTGATATCAAGTTTCAATCCAAGTTTGCTTATCAAAAATGATCAGACATTGGTAAGACTTGATACATTCATGGCTGTGAAAATATTCTACGAATCAATCGTATCAGATGTTAGTAACGTCAACGATGTTGACAGAGCCAACTATGATCATGCATTGCGTAGATATCAGTTCGAATGGGAAAAGGCACTACAACTAATGAACTTCTATGATCTGAACCAAGATGCTCCTAACGGTCCAACGACTAAGTTAGAAGAGAATTGGACTAGTGACGTAGATTATTTCAATGGTGATCGTAGGTATTTCTAATGAGTAATATTCCATTAT